TGAAAGCATACTTGAACATCTTGTATGCCGTCATTCCATTCCTGTAGTCAGGGTGAAGGAAGAGTACGTCGTTGACTGCGTACTTAGTTGACATGTAGTGCATGCCATACGAAATCAGGGATACGAAGTAGCCTATTAGCTTGCCCTCGTCCCGAGCAGTAACGATATGCAGTATGCCAGCGTCCTCAATCGTCTGATAACGCTCGAAGTCTGGGTCATACGGTATCTTATCCTTGTACCATGCTATTTCATGGTAATGCTCTCTTAGAAGCGGTTCGATCTCTTCTAAGCATAGGATTAAATGACCCATTAGGGTTACTAGATAATAACCTCGTAGGTGTAATGCATCTAGGAACTGTAACTGTAACAACAACGTAGGAGTTTGAAATGGCTAATACAAAGAAAATGCCAAAACCTAAGAAACCTGCTAAAGGCGCAAAAGGCACTAAAGTACGTGGCACAGGTGCGGCGACTAAAGGTTTGTATGCACGGGGGCCAATGGCGTAAGATATGAACTATACCGAGCTGAAAACTAACATTGAAGACATCTGTGAGAACTCTTTCACAGACGATCAGCTCGCTATGTTTACACAGCAGGCTGAGCAAAAAATCTATAACACGGTGCAGATACCTGCGCTGCGTAAGAATGTTACAGGTACACTAACGGCAAGCAATAAATACCTGTCGTCTCCAAGTGACTTTTTGTACAGCTATAGCCTTGCTGTAGTCGATAATGCTGGTGTGTACCATTACCTTCTTAACAAAGACGTCAACTTTATGCGTGAGGCTTATCCTAACCCTACATCAGAAGGATTACCGAAGCACTATGCTTTCTTTGACGACAACTCCTTCATCCTCGGACCTACTCCAGACAGCGCCTACACAATGGAGCTACATTATGGGTACTATCCTCAGTCCATCGTTACTGCTAACAATACATGGCTTGGGGACGAGTTTGATTCTGCTCTACTTAACGGTGCGCTTATCGAAGCGATACGATTCATGAAGGGCGAACCGGACATCATTCAGAACTATGAAAAGATGTACCTGCAATCTATCGCTTTGCTTAAAACGCTCGGTGATGGTAAATTACGTGAAGATACATACCGCTCTGGACAGTTCAGAGCAGAAGTAAGTTAAGGAGACTAAAATGGCTATCACACAGGCTATGTGTACATCTTTTAAGGTCGCTCTGCTAAACGGCGAGATGGACTTTAGTAGTGACACATCCCAAGTATTTAAAATTGCGTTGTTCACTTCAGCGGCTACGTTGGACGCATCTACAACTGCGTACTCAACGACTAATGAAGTTACAGGTACAGGGTACACAGCGGGTGGTAATACACTTACTATCTCGGCTAACCCTGCGTCATCAGGTACTACAGCGTTTTTGGACTTTGCTGACACAACATGGACTGATGCTACAATCACTGCTCGTGGGGCGTTGATCTATAAAGCAGACGGCGCTACTAATCCAGCGGTTGCAGTTCTGGATTTCGGTGCAGACAAAACTTCTACTGCGGGTGACTTCCAAGTTCAATTCCCAACAGCGGATGCTACAAACGCTATTGTACGTATCGCTACGCCATAAGAGGGCTAAATGCCGTCTTCAGTAGAATACATAGGCTGGGGTTCAGGTGCTTGGGGCCAAACGGCTTGGGGCACTGACCTAACTATTGTCTACGTTGATGGCGTAGCAGCTAATGCCGCTGTAGGTACTGTATCCGTAGATGCAGAAGCCAATGTAGTCGTTACAGGCGTAGAAGCCGTAGGCCACATAAACGATGTAGGTATTGACGCGGAAGCGGACGTACTTGTCCAAGCCGTAAGCGCAGTAGGCCATATAGGTACAGTCACAGTTACCGCCGCTGCAGAAGTACCAGTCACAGGTGTAGAAGCAGATGGTGAAGTTGGCGATCTTACCGTAGATGCAGAAGCTAATGTACCTACTACGGGCGTAGAAGCTAATGGCGAAATAGGTGACCTTACTGTAGACGCTGAAGCTAATGTTTCCATCACAGGTGTTGAAGCTGTAGGTGACGTAGGTGACCTTACTGTAGACGCTGAAGCTAACGTAGAAGTTACAGGTGTAGAGGCCGATGGCGTAATAGGTGATGTATTTGTCGCCTTCGGAATTGTAATTCACGTTACGGGATTGCAAGGAAACGCAGAACTTGGTAATGTAACGGTATCAGCTAACGCGGACGTGTCTGTGACAGGTCTTGCTGCGACAGGAATTATTGGCGCTGTTAATGTGTGGGGTGAGGTTGATGATGACCAAACACCTAATTGGCAGGCCATAACCGATTCACAAACTCCCGAATGGGAAACTTCGCCTAGTGCACAAACTCCAGACTGGACTGACATAGCCGCCTGATTGTGTACCTGAAACAGCAACTGATAGCCGCGTGAGGATAACATGGCAACAGCATATACTTCGATACTTAAACTTGCTCTGCCAGTGCAGGGCGAACTTTCTGGTACATGGGGTGACGTCGTTAACGACAACATCACGTCGATGGTGGAAGAAGCCATTGCAGGCCGTGCGGTAATCAACACGTGGACAACTAACTCGCATACGCTAACAAGCGCAGATGGCACTACATCTGAGTCTCGCTGTGCTATGCTTGAGTTTACAGATACAGGCACTGCTCTAACAGGCGATGCTACTGTTGTGTGTCCTACAGCGGCTAAAATCTACATTTGTAAGAACGATGCAGGTCAGAAGGTAACAATCAAGACTTCTGCGGGTACAGGCGTCGATATTGCCGATGGGCAAACAATGTTTGTGTTCTGCGACGGTACAAACGTAGTCGAAGCCGTAACGAGCATGTCTTCGCTGAAACTTGGCACTGCGGTTACAAGTATCGAAGTAACATCTATTCTTGATGAAGATGATCTAGTATCCGACAGCGCGACAGCCTTGGCTACACAGCAATCAATCAAAGCCTATGTAGACAGCCAAGTTACGGCACAAGACTTAGATTTCGCTGGGGATACAGGCACAGGTGCCGTTGACCTAGATAGCCAGTCGTTGACTATTGCAGGTACATCTAACGAGATTGAAACGTCTGCAGCGGACCAAACTCTTACTATCGGACTGCCCGATGCGGTTACTGTTACAACATCTGTTACAACACCTACTGTTCAGACCACAAACCTGAACGCGAATGACGGTACCTCGGCAGTTACTATCGCGGACTCTACAGGCCAGACTACTATTACCGATGCGGTTCTTACTACTGCGGACATTAACGCGGGTACTATCGACAACACTGTTATTGGTGCGTCTACCGCCGCGGCAGGTTCGTTCACAACAGTTGATGCAACAGGCAACATTACGTCCCAAGGCCAAGTCATCACTGACACAATCAACGAACAGACCGCTACTTCTGGCGTTACAGTTGACGGCGTTTTGCTGAAGGACAGCCAAGTAAATACTGACCAGATCAACGAGAAGACCGCTGATGCAGGTGTCACAGTTGACGGCGTTTTGCTGAAAGACGGTGAAGTAACCACGGATACAATTAACGAAGAAACTGCGGACGCGGGTGTCACCATCGACAGCGTATTGCTGAAAGATGACGTGGTTAACGCTACAGATATTGAGACATCTACGATCTCAGCCAACGACGGCACCACAGCAATCAACATTGCCGACAGCACAGGCGCGGTGGACATTGATACGTCGCTGAATGTTGATGGCATTATTACGACGGATGGTTTAACCAGCAGTGCAGCAGTCACTATTGAGGGCGCGGTAGCGACTATTAACTTCAATGAGACGGATCAAACAGATAAAAATCACCGCATTCGTCAGAATGGTGGAAATTTCAGTATTCAGAAAATGTCGGATGACGGCGCAACCGTTACCAACAACATTTTGTTGAGTGATAATGGAGACATTTTCTTTTACGATCCTTCAGGCAACGCTTCGTTTGTTTACGACGCGGATTCAGATGTAACAATCAACAACAACCAAGATGCGCGGGACTTCACTGTCAAGTCCGATAACAACGCTGCGATGTTGTACGTTGATGGGACGAATGATCGGGTTGGTATTGCAAATGGATCACCAACTCAAGCCCTCGACGTCACGGGTATTGCTAAAGCCGATAATGTTGTTTCGACAGGCACGTTGACGGTTGGCGAAGAAGTAAAAATAACCCGTGTGGGTAGTGATGCTACTGGTGTTTACTGGGATCGTGGTGGCACACAAGACGCGGCTATTCGCCTTCAAACG